AATCGTGATCCTCAGCGACGTGAACCAACTCGCCGCCGTCATCACCGAGTACGGCCCCCTGGCGCACCAGGAGTGGCATCGACTCGGGGGCTTCGAGTCCTACTACCGGGGCCAGCACCGGGCGCCCTACACGCCCGAGACGGCCACGCGCGAGTTCCGTGAGTTGGTGCACCGCTCCACCACGAACCTCACCCGCCTGATCGTCAACACGCTCACGCAACGCCTCATCGTGGACGGCTTCCGGTCGAGCCAGACGAGCCAGGAGAACGCCCCGCAATGGCAGTGGTGGCAGGCCAACGGCATGGACGCCCGCCAGAAGGCGCTGTACGACGAGGTGGCCAAGCACGGCTACGCCGGGGTGATGGTGTTGCCGCCCAACGACGGCCCCGCCCCGGTGATGCGCCCCGTGTCCCCACGCGAGTGGTGGTGTGCGTGGGACGACTGGAGCGACGACTGGCCCATCCTCGCCCTGAAGCAACCGGCCCGGCCTACCGAACCGGTCGACCCCCAGGCTGAGGATTGGGAACTGTGGCACGTGCTCGACGAACGAGCCCGCTACGTGGTGCGCACCCATGGCAGCCAGGCCGTCCTCGAGAGCGAAGACATACACGACTTGGGCCACGTCCCGATCGTTCCATATCGCAATTCGTGGGACCTGACGCGCTACCCCACTGGTGAAATTGAACCACTCGTCGCGATCCAGGACAGATTGAATCAGACGGTGTTCGACCTGCTTGTCGCTCAAACTTACAGCGCGTCGCCGCAGAAGTGGGCCACGGGCATGGCGCTGCCCACCGGCCCCGATGGCAAGCCCGTCATCGAGATGCGGGCGTGGGCCAAGTCGCTGTGGTTGACCTCCGACGAGAACGCCAAGTTCGGCAGCCTGCCCGAGGCCAACCTCAAGAACATCGTCGAGGCCATCGAGCAGGCGCTGCGCATGTACGGGCTCGCCTCGCAGACGCCACCGCACTACCTGCTGGGCGACTTGGTGAACCTCAGCGCTGAAGCCCTCCTGGCGGCCGACACGACGCTGGCCAAGAAGGTGGCCGACCACCAGACGATCCTGGGCGAAGCGCACGAGCAGATGTTCCGGCTCGCCGGTGTCGCCATGGGCGATGAGGCCGCGGCCACCGACACGGCCGCGCAGGTCCGGTGGCGCGATACCGAACCCCGCTCCATCGCCCAACAGGTCGACGCCCTCACCAAGCTGGCACAGATGCTCGACGTGCCCCCGCAAGCCCTGTGGGAGAAAGTTCCGGGCACCACCGGCGGGGACCTGTCGCTGTGGCGGGCCGAGGCTGCCAAGGCCCGCCTGCAGGCCCGTGTGGACGGCGTACAGACGGCGCAGGGTGCGCCCAACATGAACCGCCAGCCCGGTGTCCCCTACGGCACCCCGGCCGACAGGGCGGCGGCCAATGGCCGATGAAGAGGTCGGCTCGGTCCTCCTGCGCGTCAGTCAGGCCGAGGCCGTCGACTTGACGCTGGCCTACCTCGAAGAGGTCGACCGTCTCGCCCAGGCCGTGGGTGACGCCGTCCGGGATGTGTTCCGCGACCTCACGTCCATCGACCGCTCCGAAGTGGCGGCGTTCATCGAGGGGGCCTCGCCCTACACGACGGCGGGCCAACAGGGTGGCGCGGACCTCGCCGCCGCCTACCTGTCCGAAGTGCTCGACGAAACCATCAGCGTGGTCGACCTGCGCTTCCCGGAGATCCCCTTCGACGGACCGTTCCTGCGCACGTGGCACAACCTCGGCGAGGACATGCCCTACAGCGAAGCCCGCTCCGGCGGTGAGTCGGTGGCCGAGATGCTGGGCCATGACGCCACCACGAACGGCGCCTCGACGGCTAGTGGGCAGACGAAGACGAAACTCCGCGGCTGGCGCCGACCCATCCAGGCCAAGGCGTGCGAGTGGTGCCGGGTCGTGGGCACGCAGCTCTACAAGAGCCAGGAGTCCGCGACGTTCGGCCACCACGGCTGCCGGTGCAAGCCCCCGGTGCCGGTGTTCGAGGGGTTCGACCCCGGCAAGCAGATCAACGACGCCCGACTCAAGGAACTCCGCGAGTCCGGTGCCGTCAAGCGGGTCAGTGAGGCCCGCGAGCGCTCCCGGGCACGGGAGTCCTAAGTCCCCGGGGCGTGAGACGCGCCCCGACTGCAACAGGAGGGCGAGATGCCCGACGAACCGGCGCCGACCGAGACGGCCGACGCTCCACCCACCCCATCCGACGAAGAGATCGACCCGGAACGACTGCCGGGACTCAAGAAGGCGTTCCAGAGTGAGCGCGAGACGCGCAAGGCCCTGGAGGCGAAGGTCAAGGAACTGGAGCCCCTGGCCAAGGCCGCGCAGGAACGCGAAGAGGCCGACAAGTCGGAGACGACCAAGCTCAACGAAGCCCTGGCCGGTGAGCGCACGGCTCGCACCAAGGCCGAGGCCGACCTGCTGCGATACACGGTCGGCGTCGCCAAGGGCGTGCCCGCCAACCTCATCGGACACATCACCGGGGCCACCAAGGAAGAGGTCGAGCAGTCGGCGGATGCCCTGCTCGAAGCACTCGGCGAAGCCCGCCCGCAGATCCCGGGGCGACCCACCGAGCGCAGCACCAACGGGCGCATGGCCAACGGCCAGCCCTCGAAGTCGACCCTCGACGACGAGGACCCGATTGCGCTCATCCGACGGGGCCGAGGCCAAGAAGCCCCCAAGCGATAACCCCGTCGATTGCCGCCGCGGCTCTCGATGGTCGACATAACCGGAGGTCGCCGTGGCAGCCAATGTTTTCTACACGCCAGAGGTCGTGGCTCGACTGATGATCGGCGCCCTCGTGCAGGACCTGATCCTGCCGCGACTCGTCACCCGCGAACTGGAGCGTGAGTTCCAGGGGGGCACGGGCACGGTCATCAACGTGCGCACGCCTCCGACGGTCACCGGCGGCGGCGCCCGGACCTACACGCAGACCCTGCGTGACGCCGGTACGCCGATCGTGTTGGACCGGATCAACGAGGCCACCGTCCCCGTCACCATCGGCCCGATGCTCTACAAGGGCGCCCCGGTCACCGACGAGGACTTCACCTTCGAGATCACCGACTTCACCCGTCAGGTGGTCGAGCCCCTCGCTCAGCCCGTCGGTGTCGGCGCGGAGTTGGTACTGGCGACGGAGATGAACAACTTCCCGGCGTCGGCCACCATCACGCCCGACCTCACGGCGGCCGACATCCACGTGGCCGTTCTCGAGGCCCGCCTGCAGCTCAACAAGCGCTATGTGCCCCAGCAGGGCCGGGTGCTCGTCGTGAGCCCCGAGGTGGAGATGGCGCTACTCATCGACGAGGCCAACCGCCTGGTCCGCTACCAGGACTCGGGTTCCACCGAGGCCCTGCGCAACGCCACCATCGGCCGTCTGTACGGCATGGACGTCGTCACCTCCACCGAGCTGACGGCGAACACGTTCCTCATCATGACCCGGGAGGCATTCGCCTTCGTGATGGCCGTGCCGCCCGTGCCCGCCGGTTGCACCTTCGGTGCCACGGTCAGCTACCAGGGCCTCGGCCTGCGCTTCATCCGTGACTACGACCCGGCCTTCATGCAGGACAGGGCCGTGGTGAACGTGTTCGCCGGAGCGGAGACGCTCGACGCTCAGCGGGCCATCCGCGTCGTGGCCACGCCCGTGCCGTAATGCTCCCCTCGCTCGCCACCGTCGCCGACCTCGAAGCCCGGCTCGGTCACCCCATCACCGATGCGGGCGAACGGGAACGGGCGCAGGCCCTGCTCAACGACGCGTCCACCCTGGTGCGCTTCGAGGCCGGGCAGAGTTGGGTCGACGTGGACGGCGTGCTCACCGTCGTCCCCGACCTGGCCGTGACCATCACGTGCCAGGCGGCGCTGCGGGGCTGGTACAACCCGGCGGGCGTGGAGTCCGAGCAACTCGGCGCCGTGTCGGTGCGCTACGGCAATGCGTGGCTCACCGCCAAGGAGTCGGCGCAGTTGGCGCTGTTCTCGCGGGGCAAGGGCCTCGACCAGGCCATCCTGACGGGCGGGTTCGGCTTCGAGGTCGACCAGGCCCCCTACGTGCCGGTCAACAACGAAGAGGGCCTCGATACCTCTGCGGTGGCCGATCGGTTCCCGTTGGGGTGGCTGTGACCCAGCGAGTGGTTGTGCGCGACCGGATGGGACGGGTGGTGCGCGATGAGCCCGTCGTACCGCCCCCGGTCGTGCATGACCATCCCGTCCACCGCCTGATGGTCATTCCGTGCCAGGTGCACCACTCCGACCCCGGGCCAGTCGACGAGTACGGCGACCACCCGATCGCCGTGGAGACCACCACGGACGCCTACTGCTACATGTGGCAGTCCACCCGCGGTGAAGCCGACGAGGTGGAACACGAACGCTGGCAGGTCGCGTTCAAGCCCGGCGTCGAGGTCGACGCCAACGACAGCGTCACCGTGCGGGGTGTCCTGTTCCAGGTGCACGGCAACCCGTGGCCCGTGGTCCATCCCCTCACCGGTTTCGAGACTCACATCGAGGCGACCGTGAGGCGCCACCAGTGAGGGTCGTCATCAACCACGCCGCCCTGAAGGCGTACCTGAACGAGAACGAGGGCGCCCAGGCCGGGCTCCGGGGCACGGCGATGGCCTTCAAGGCGGCGGTCGTCGAGGCCAGCCCGCACGGCCGGTCCTTGTCGTGGCCCAAGCGCAAGCCGGGCGAGCCGTGGGTGCGTCGACCCATGAAGCACGGCCTGTTCAAGAAGAACTGGAAAGTGCGCAAGATCCGCACGTTCTACCGGGTGCGCAACGATGACGAGTTCGCCCGGATGATCGAGTACGGCACGGCGAAGAACCCGCCGTACGCCCCCACCCGGCGCACGCTGCGCCAGTTCAACGGTAAAGAGCAGAACATCCAGCACGGTCGCGGACCGGACCCGGCAGGTGAGGGTTGATAACGGTCGACGTCGAGCGCCTGCTCTCCGCTTGGCTGCGGGCTCGACCGGAGATCACCGCCATCGTCGATGACCGCGTGGTCACCGTGGTGCCCAACCGGGCCGTGTTTCCGTTCGTGAAGATCACGCAGATAGCGGGCGCCCCGGTCTACAGCCAGCCCCTGTTCCTCGACGAGGCATACCTGCAAATCGACTGCTACGGCGGTCCCAAGGTGCAGGCCCGTCAACTCATCGACCTCATCCGGCACGCCATGTCGGAGGAGTTCCTCGGTCTGCACGAAGGCGTCGGCGTGGTCACGTCGGTGCGCTTCGGAGACCTGTCTTACATCCCCGACGACGGCTACGACCCGGCAGTCCCCAGGTTCTTGGCCATGGCGTCGGTCTACACCCACCCGTGAACCAATAGGAGGCCCCCATGGCACGGGACGCAACTGACATCCGAGTAGCCGGTGACGCCAAGATTTTCCTGGCGCCGTTGGGCACGGCGTTCCCCGCGTGGGACACCGCTCCCGCCACCGGCTGGAACGAACTCGGCTACGTGACGCCCGACGGCGTCACCTTCAACTTCGGGCGTGAGGTCACGGAAATCTTCGCCATGCAGAGCGCGGAGCCCGTGCGCATCGTCAACACCCGCACGCCGCGCACCGTCGCGTTCTCCATGATGCAGCAGGGCATCGACCAATTGATCCTGGCCCTCGGCGGTGGCGAGGTGGCGGCCGACGCAATCACCGGCGCCTTCCGCTTCACTCCTCCCGACGCGTCGGTGGTGGATGAGCGGGCCATGCTCGTCGAGATGATCGACGGCACCTACACCTACCGGTGGGAGTTCCCCCGGGTGCAGAACCGTGAGGGCGTCGAGGAAAAGCTCATGCGTGAGGACTCGGCCAACTTCCCGGTCACCATGCAGATCCTCGTGCCCGGCGACGGTGGCCCGTCCTTCGAGATGGTCACCGACGACCCAGCCTACGACGCCGCCGCGCTGCTCACCACCAACGGCCAGGGCGAGCCCGTGGACGACGAGGACGATGACGACGAGGCCGCCAACGCCTACGACCGGGAACCGGCCAGGGCCTGATGGCTGGGTTCATGCCGTTCGGTGACTTCAAGGTCACCTACACGAACGGCGAGACGGTTGACGCGGTGTCGAACTTCCGGGGCCTCGTCGAGGTCGAACGCCGGTGGCCCGGTACGGCGGATGCGCCGGGCATCGAGGCCATCGGCGTGGCCGTGTGGTTCTACCTGGGCTGTCCCGGCGACGACCTCGACTCCTGGCTGTCGACGGTCCACCTCATCGAAGCGGCCAACCCGCCGCCCATCGAGGAGACGGCGGACCCTACGACCCCGGCAGTTGGCGCGGCCTGATCGCCCGACTGTCGGCTGAGACCGGCATCGGCTACTCGACACTCCTCGGCGAGCGCACCGACGACGTGATGGCTCTGGCCCACGCCGTCCGGGAACGCAATGACCGGTCGGAGTGGACGACGCTGCACGAACTCCTCGCCATGCTCGTCGAGGTGGTGTCGATCGTGCGCATCGAAGCCCTACTGGTGGCCGGGGTGAAGCGGTGGTCCCTGCCGGACCCCATCCACATCCCGCGCCCCGGTGAGGACAAGGAGGAACGGGTGAAGACTGTTACTCCCGGCCAGTTCCTGCGCCTGCAGGCGGCCATGTAATGGCCACGACCGTCGGCACCGTCTACGTCGACGTCAAGTTCAACGTCGGCGACGTCGCCCGGCAACTTCAGGCCCAGTTGGGTCGGGCACTGCCCTCCACCGGTGGCCCGGCCGGTGGGGCGGCAGCCGCTCTCGAGCGCACGTGGACGCAGTCGTTCGCCGCCATCGGGGCATCGGCCGCCAACCTCGGTCGCCAGATGAGCGTGGCCCTCACCGTGCCCCTCGTCGCGCTCGGTCGCGCCGCGGTGTCGACGTTCAACGAGTTCGACGCGTCGATGACGCAGATATCGGCGCTGAACGCCGTGCCGATCCAGCAGACCGAACAGTGGCGGGGTGAAGTCCGCGACCTCGGCCTGGAGTACGGCATCGCCGGTGAAGAGGCCGCCAAGGGCCTCTACTTCATCACCTCGTCCGGCGTCGAGGCGTCTGACGCCATGGGCGTGTTGGAGACGTCCACGAAGGCGGCGGCGGTAGGTCTCGGCGAGACCAAGGTGGTGGCCGACGTCGTCACCTCGGCGCTCAGCGCCTACGGCGCGGCCAACCAGTCCGCGGCGAAGACAGGCGATCAGCTCGTGGCCGCCGTGCGCTACGGCAAGGGCGAGGCCAACGAACTGGCCGGGGCGCTCAGCCAGGTCATCCCCATCGCCGCCAACGTGGGCGTGGAGTTCGGCGAGGTGGCCGGGGCCATGGCGGCCATGACGCTCTCGGGCACCTCGGCGGACCAGGCAGCCACCCAGTTGCGTGGCCTGTTCAACACGCTCCAGGACATGCCCCCGATCGCCCAGAAGGCGCTCAAGCAGTACACGGGGCTCGACTACGAGCAGGTCCGAATGAACCTGTCGGCCAAGGGGCTGATCCCGACCCTCAAGGAGATTTACGACGGGTTCGGTGACAACAAGGTCGCCATCGCCGAGGTGTTCGGCAACATCCGGGCCATGACCGGCATCATGAACCTGTTCGGCAAGAACACCGAGCACACCATCGAGGTCATCGACGGCGTCACCAACGCGACGGGCGACCTGAACAAGGCGTGGGACATCACCGCCCAGTCGAAGTCCAAGCAACTCGACATCGCCATGACCAAGTTGCACGACACGCTGATCGGCCTGGGCGCCGACATCGTCCCGGCCCTCACGCCGGTGGTCGGGGCCGTGGGCTACCTGGGTGAGGCGTTCGGCAACCTGCCCGGCCCACTGCGGTCGGCCGCCGCCGCCCTGGGCATGCTCGCCGCCGCGGCCGGACCGGCGATGTGGGCCTTCGGCAAGATGGCCGAGGGCGTGGGTGCCATGGGCGACAAGCTCAAGGTGCTCGGTCCTCAGCTACGGACCATGAACACCAACTTCATGGGCGTCCCCGCAGTGGCCGCCGCGTGGGCCGGAGCGCTCGCCCTGGTGGTCGTCGCCTACCAGCAGATCCAGAGCTACCAGGCCGACGTCCTGCGCATGCAGGAAGAACTGGTGAAGGGCGGCCTGGAACGATCGGCAGCCGGGAGCGTCGCGGACACCGAAGGCGAACTCGGTCGGATCAATACCGAGTTGGACAGGATCGACAAGTACGCCAAGAAGTGGCAGGAGGGGCGCGAAAGCTGGAACCCCCTCGCCAGTTTCGGGGCGTTCAAGGACACCGGCGAGGCGATGGCCAACGCCGATGCCGCCACCGGTCTGGTGAAGCTGCGGGACGCACACGTCCGCAACCTGGCCATCTCCAAGGAGATGACGGCGCAGCGGGGGATCGACCGCAACGCGGCGCTCAAGTGGCTCGCCACCGAGGCCCTGGCCGGTCGCACCTACGCCACCGCCGAGATAGCGCTAAACGCCTACAACGTCGCCCTGCACAACAACGACCCGGCCGCCCTGGCCATGGCCGAGTCGACCAAGAAGGCCACCACCTCACTCGACGGGTTGCTGGCCGCGGCCAAGGAATCGAGCGACGCGTTCTTCGGTCTGCGCGACGCCGAAAAGAAGCGCGACGATGCCATCCGGGGACGGGCCGACGCGATCCGCAAGGTGGGCGACGCCGAACAGGGCTACCGCGACGCCCAACAGCGGACGATCGACGCCAACCAGAAGATCGTCGACTCGCAGCGCAAGGTGACCGAGGCATCGGAGGATCTGCGCGAAGCCCGGGTGAAGCTCACCGAGGCCGAGCAGAAACTGCAGGAACTGCAGGCCGGACCCACCGCAGACGAACGCCTCGATGTGCAGAGCGCACAATTGGCGCTGCAGCGTGCCCAGGGCAAGGGCGGGGCGTCGCTCGACAAGCAACAGAAGCAACTCGACATCCGCCGGGCACAGATGGACCTCAGACGGGCGCAGGGGGCGCACGCCGAGAACATCAAGGAAGCCGAGCGCGACGTGGAAGACGCCCGCCGCGGGGTGGCCGACGCCGTCCAGGCGGAGACCGATGCCCAGCGAGGCGTGGCCGATGCTCGCCGGGCCGCGGCCGATGCCCAACGCGACCAGGCCAGGGCGTACGAGGCCATCGACATCGCCCAGCGGGGCGTGGCCGACGCCGAGACGGAACTGTTCGATGCCACCACGATCCTCGCCGGGAAACAGGCCGAACTGGAACACGCCATCGCCACCTCGGCCACCAGTGGCGACAAGTTCCTGGAGTACCTGGAACTGCTGAAGACGCAGTACCCGGACTTGGCCCGCACGATCGACGACTACATCCGCAAGTTCAAGGAACTGCGCGACGCCCAGGCGCCGCCCCCCAAGATCGAGAACCAGGGCCAGGTCGTGAACGTCCCGGGCCAGGGTGACTTCGTGGTCATCCCCGGCATCGGCATCCAGCCCGTGATTAGGGCCGCCGGTGGCCCGTTGTCGGCCGGGCAGTTGTCGACGGTGAACGAGCGGGGCGTGCCCGAACTGTGGAGCGCAGGCGGCAAGCAATACCTGCTGCCCACCAACGCGGGTCAGGTCACCCCCCTGAAGCCCGTGGTCAACATCGAGGCCAAGGGCCACGACGGCGTCACCATCGGCGGGGACATCATCGTGCAGGGCGCCGAGAGCCCGGTGGCCACGGCGTACGAGGTCCGGCGGCAACTGCGGATGAAGTCGCGCACGAAGGGACGCACGTAGTGGCCTACCAGATCGTGTTCACCCACCACCTGGAGATCGACGGCGTGCCCCTCTCCACCCCGGCATGGGAGCACCTCGACATCCACACGCTGTACTCCGCTCCCGACCGGCGGGGCGAGAACCGGGTGATGCCCGGAGCCAACGGACGTCGGGCGCTGCCGTGGCGGCACGACGAAACAATGCGCACCATCACCCTCGCCATCTTCGGCGACAAGTCGTGGGACGGCAGCCTCAACGCGGATGCCGTGGCCGGGTTGTGGGCGAACGTGGCCCACCTGCAGTCCTTCGTGTTCGCCAACCCCCTCAACGCCCGTTCCACCCGGGAGGCCACGATCAAACGCGACGGGCAGACCGACCTGACGGCCACGATCCAGGTGAGGGGCTTCGAGATCGACGACGAGCCCTACAGCCCCTCGGCCATCGGGGCCTCGGTGGACATCGCCCTGATGTCGGGAGGGTTCGCGTGAGGGCCATCTACCCCTCGGCGAAGACGGCCTTCCTGCGGGGCCAGATGGACTTCGAGGTCGACACCTTCAAGGCGCAGCTCACCACCGGTGCGTTCTATGACGCAACGCACGTGAACCTCGCCGACGTCGGCGGGCTCATCGGCCCGGTCGTGGTGCTCAACGGCATCGCCGTGGCCAACGGCATCGCCACGGTCGACGACGTCACCTTCCCCGACGTGGGCGGTGGCTCGCCGATCCAGGGCGTGGTCATCTTCAAGGACGGGTCACCGGCGCCGCTCGTCGCCTTCATCAACCAACGCCGTGACACGGTCCCCATCGACGTTCCCGCCACGGGAGGCGACGTGACTCTTTCCTTCGACTACTTGGTGAAACTGTGAACATCGCCTACTCCCTCACCCTGCCCGGCGTAGAACCCGACACGTTCGTCACGTTCCCTGGGGGCGGTGACGTGCTGCCCGGTCCCGGCACTCTCGTGTGGCTCGTGTTCGCCGACGTCGACGCCGACCAGAGTCTCCAGACGCAGGTGCTCGAACGGGCCGACAACCTGACGATCTTCGTCATCGAGGACGAGACCGTGGCCGCCGACGTGTCGAACCAGACCGGGTTCCAGTCCACGCCCGTCCCCCTGGTGAACGACTCCTGGGGAACCATGCTCGGTGTGCGGATCGTCGGGGGCACCGTCAATCACGACGTGAACGTGGTGGCCATCCAACTGTGAGCGGGCGCGGCGACCTCTTCTACTACCTGGGTCCCTCGGTCCCGAGGGTGGATGTCCGAATGAACGCCGCCGGGGCGGTGACCACGGCCATGCCGGGCACGCCCATGATGTACCGGGAAGGCGTCATCCCGCCCCGCCTGCAGGCGTCATTGCACCGTCGTCCCGACCTGTTGCCCACCGTCGCCGTACTCGGTGGATCGTTCCACCGGCAGTGGCAGGACGAGCTGAACGAGGTCGGCTCCGGGTCAATGACCATCGCCAACGAAGACACCCAGGCCACCATCGTCACCCCCGGCGACGTCGTGCGCTTCGAGGACGACGGCTACGCCTGTTTCGCGTGGATCGTGCGGGAGATCAACCGGGCGCAGATCGCTGAGGGCGAAGAACACGATCAGGTCACCGACTACTCGGGTGAGGGCCTGCTGTCGATGCTGTCCGAGGGGGTCGTGTACCCGGCCCGGGGCGCGGGCGTGAAGCCCTATGACGACCAGCGGGCATTCTCCTGGCCCGCCGTCGACTACGACGACCAGTGGTGGGGCTACGCCGCGGAGATCGGCGGGCCAAGGGCGGGCTACTGGTTCGACGGCATCACCGGCTGGCCCAACGACACGTCCACCTGGATCTGGGCGCATCTGCCCAACGCTCTCGAGTGGGCACCGGCGGGGGCGTGCTACGTGCGCACCACGTTCAACGTCCCCGAGGGCGTGAACCTCCTGCACCTCTACCTGATCCTCGACGCCGAGGGCGAACTGTTCATCGACGGGATGAGCCAGCTCTACTTCATGTACGACGCCGAACCGGTCAGCCCGGCCGAGACGGACGTGGAGATCACGCCCGGCGAACACACCCTGGCCATCAAGTGCACGAACGACGTCGACCCCGAGTCCGATGAGATCCACAACCCCGGCGGCATCCTGTTCGCCGCCTACGGCGTCAACTCGGTCGGCGAGTGGATACCCGACTACGGACCCCTGGTCGAAACGAACGGCGGATGGAAAATCGTCGAGTACCCGCCCTTCGAGCCCGGCATGACGCCCGGCGAGGTGATGACCCACTGCGTGGAGGAAGCCCAGGCCCGGGGCGCCCTGCTGGGACTCACTCTCGGGTTCGACGGCGAGGTGGACTCCGATGGCAACCCGTGGCCCGAGTACACCCAGATCGCCACGGCGGTGGCCACCGACGTCCTCACGTTCTTCCGGGAGATGTGCGCCACCTACATCGACATGTGGATGGAGCCCTCGCAGTTCCGCCTGCACGCGTGGGTGAAGGGCATGCGGGGGTCGCATCTCGCCGATGTCGACCTGCACCCTGTCACCGATCCCCTGGACCCGTGGTCGGGCAACCTGGCCGGGCTGTCCTACAAGAGGGTCGACTAGTGGCGACCAACGTCCTGTTGTGCCGGTGGACCGACGGGTGGCGGGAAGTGAAGCGCCAGTCGAGCATCGACGTCATAGGGCGCCGCGAGGCGTTCCTGTCCCTCGGGGCCATCGAGACGGCCGAAGAGGTCGACCGGGTAGCGAACATGCAGCTCGACGTCGTGGCCAACCCCCGCATGGCCATCGCCACCGACCTCGCTCCCATGGGCGAAGCCGACCGGCCCTACTTCGCCTTCAACGTGGGCGACACCATCGGCGTGCCCGACTACGGCACGGGCACGATCACCCAACGGGTGCGTGCCCTCACCGGGTCCGAGGACGACAACGGGGAGATCACCTACAGCCCCGAGTTGGGCGACCTGATCCTCGAAGAACAGGAACGCACGCTGCAGGCCGTCAAGAAGATGAGCGACGGCACGCTTGAAGGTGACAGCCCCGTGGCCCAGCCCCGCCTGCGAGCGCAGGTGCAACAGATTTGGAAGCCCCCGGCGGCGCCACCGAGCGACAGCCCCGGGGCCACAGTGCAGACCACCCAACCGCAGTACGGGTTCCCCGACTCACACATCTTGCGTTCCCTGCCGTCCGGCGATGGCACCTACACGCTCACGAAGTTCTGGTGCGTACCGGAAGGTGAGGGGGACCGTTCCGAGCTTTACCTCACGTTCAAGTTGTGGCAGTTGGTCCCCGGGGGCGACGGCAACTTTGAGACCGCCTACGTAAGCATCGGCGGCAACTATCAGGCTGGCGTCGAGTACGTCGGATTCATCTACCACGACGCCATCGAGTTCGGCCCGGAACACGGCATCCAATTCCGGTCCGACGAGCAGGCGGCGTCCGCGATGACCGGCAGCGTGTACGTGGCCGCCGAGTTTGAGGGTGGCGGCACGGTCGTGACCGTCGAGTGGGAGCAACCGACCCTTCGGGTGGTTCAGCACCAATGACCGATGACTGCAGGGGGGCCTGATGGCCGCGCACACCAACTACCCACCGGCGGGTGCCGAACCGTTCGTGCGAGGCGACCCGGCCACCTGGGTCGTGCGCTTCCAGAAGGGCGGCGTCGACCAGGACATCACCACCTGGACGTGGCGGTGCTACGTGCGCGACAAGATCGACGGCGTGAAGATCAATGAGTGCGCCACCTTCACCGTGTCGAACCCCGCGGCCCTCGGCGAACTGTTCCCCGGCGACCCATCCACCGTCCCCTGCGTCCTGTTGCTGGAGTGGACCGAGGGCGACACCGCGGAGTGGAAGTCGGGCTACGTCGCCGACATCGAGCAACTGACGCCGACGAAGCGCACGTGGCTCATCATCGACTCCATCGCCGTCGACAAGGACGTGAGCTACGAGGTAGGCGAGCCGTGACGATCACGCTCGACCTGCAGCCGGACCCCGGCATCATCCTCACCGGCATCGTCGGCTGCCCCATCACGCTCGACACGCTCACGTCGCAAGCCGACTTCGCCACGAGTGTCATCACCATCGACGTGGGGGCCGAGATGGCGGCCAGCGTCATCCTGGACCTCGACGCCGAACCGGCCTTCAGTGTCAGCCTGGACGGCGACTTCGACTCGGTGGCCCTGGAGACGGTCGTGGGGGCCGTCACGCTCAACGTGGACGCGGGCCTGGTCTCCACTATCGCCCCGGGCGCCCCGGCCATCATCGAACTGAGCACGGGCGGCGCCGTAGGACCGGAGGGACCCCCCGGGCCACCCGGGCCAGCGGGACCCCCCGGCCCGGCCAGCGGCGGCATCCTGCGGTGGCATCAGGCGGCGGCGGCAGCGCAGTGGATCATCCCTCACGGGCTCGTCTTCTATCCGTCCGTGAGCATCACCGACACGGCGGGCAGTCAGGTGTGGGGTGACGTCACCTACCTCGATGAGAACACCGTCCAAATCGACCTAGCGCAGCCCATGGCGGGCTACGCCAATCTGAGCTAGAGGCGCACCATGGCACGGTTCATCGCCCCCATCGACCTCACCGGGAACGAGCTGCGGAACGCTCGCACGCAGAACCTGCCGACCGCTCCCGCGACCCCGGGCATCGGCCTGCGGTACTTCGACACCGCCCTGACCCTGGAGCGCTACTGGAACGGCACCCGGTGGGTGAGCCTGAACGACACGATCAACGCGTCGAACGTGACCGGCCTGGGGAACCTGGCCTTCCTGAATCAGGTCACCGGGACGGAGATCGCCAACGGGTCGATCGTCAACGCCCACGTGTCGGCGTCCGCGGCCATCGCCCTGTCCAAGCTCGCCACCGACCCGCTGGCCCGTGCCAACCACACGGGCACGCAGTTGGCCAGCACGGTCAGCAACTTCGACGCCCAGGTGCGCACCTCCCGGCTCGACCAGATGGCCGTGCCCACCGCCCCTGTGAGTTTCGGTAGCCAGCGCCTGACCAATGTGGCGACCCCCACCTCAGCCAGTGAGGCCGCGAACAAGGCGTACGTCGACACGGTGGCCACCGGGCTCGACGTGAAGGACAGCGTGCGGGCGGCCAGCACGGCGAACGTCACCGTCACGGCCCCGGGCGCGGCCATCGACGGCGTCACCCTGGTGGCCGGGGACCGGGTCCTGTTGAAGAACCAGACGGCCCTCCCCGAAAACGGGATCTACGTGTGGAACGGCGCCGCGGTCGCCATGACCCGGGCACCCGATGCCGACGTGTCGGCCGAGGTCACCTCCGGCCTGTTCGTGCACATCGTCGCGGGCACCGTGAACGCAGCAACCGGCTACGTGCTCACCACCCCCGACCCGATCGTGCTGGGCACCACGGGCCTCACCTTCAGCCAGTTCTCCGGGGCCGGGGCGGCCTACGTCGGCACGGCCAACCGGATCACGGTCACCGGCAACCAGATCGACATTGCCGCCACCTATACGGGCCAGGCGTCCATCACCACGGTCGGCACCATCGCCACCGGCACGTGGCAGGGCACGGCGGTCGGCATCGCCTACGGCGGTACGGGAGCGACCACCGCGGCGGCGGCCCGGACCAACCTGGGCACCACCGGCAAGTACGTGGCGACCATCGGCGACGGCTCCGCCCTCTACACCGTGACCCACTCCCTGAACACGATGGACGTGGTCGTCGAGCTGTACGACGCCAACGCCCCCAACCAGACCGTGTACGCCGACATCGACCGGGTGAGCGTCAACGCCATCCGCGTCTCGGGCTTCACGACCAACCCGACCGCGGGAACCCAACTCAAGGTGGTAGTCGTCGGATGAGCGCACCCAAGATTGTCGAAACCAACGGCCAGGCCGACGTCAAGAAGATGAAGGCACGTCTCGTGTCGGTCACCGTCGCTCTCGAGGTGGTCGCCGATGACGGCGAGACGTTGCACCCCGTCGAGACGCAGCCCATGCGGTTCAGCGCATCGGAGTGGCCCGCCTTCCACGTCGACCTCGCCATGACGCAGATCCAGGAGAGCATGCGGCCGTGCGACTGATCGCGCCGGGACGGGTCAACACGGCGACCACCGATGTCCCCACCGCGGACCTGTTGGTCGCGGCCGGAGCCGTCGGGCGCAAGCCGCTCGTGGTGCAAGCCCTGGCCGGGCAGACCGCCAACCTGCTGGAGGTGCAGTCGAGCGCAGGTGCAGTGCTGGCGTCGGCAGGGGCGATCGGAAACCTTGGGGCGTATCCCACGGCTACCACGTGGGGGTCGAGCCGATCCGGCATCGACACGGTGTCGACGGCCAACTCCGGTGTTGCCGAAGGCGTGTACGCCGTCATCGGCATCAATGCTCGTGCCGTGAAACAGGGGACCGGCAATCTCACTACCACCGACGGGGTTCGTGGGGCGAACATCGTGGCGGACGTGGACGGCACGGGCAACGTCACCGAACTCACCGCCCTCAGTCTTACGTACCGCAACCTCAACGCGACGGCGGCGATTACCACCGCCAGGGGACTCAGAGTCAACGCACCGTCCAGTGCGGGCGGCCCCATCACATCGGCCTTCGGCCTTGACATTTACGCGCAGAAGGTCACGGGCGTGACCAACGGGTACGGCGTCTACCAGCGGGGCGCGGCGGACCTCAACTACTTCGCGGGGTACGTGAACATCGGGAATCCGGACGCAACCAGACCGTTCACCTCGCAGCGCACGTTCGTCGACGCCGACCTCGCAGCGAACCGCTCCAACGCGTACTTCCGCACCAACTTGACGCCGACGACCACGCAGTCGACGTACACCAACGGGGTGAATTCGGCCCTCTACATCATCCCCCCGTTGGACGTGACGCTGAGCAACATAGACGGCTCGCTCGCCGCCCTCGCCGTCGGGGCTCACAAACAGGGCGACGGGAATGTCAACGCCATGAACGGCATCTCCGTCGGCTACGGCGCCCTGTCCGGCGAAGGCGTCGTCACGTACTACAACCACATCTCCGTCAACAACACGAGACGGCTCTCGGGTGCCGGTTCCATCGCCCAGGTGGTAGGTCTCAACATCGTCACGCAGTCGGCCGCCCACGTGACCACCGCCTACGGGATCATTCAGGCGGGCGTCGCCGACCTGAACCGGTTCAACGGGTGGATTGGACTCGGGCAGGTCCCGACCGCGGCCCGCCTGCACTTCGCCCAGGACACCACCGCGGCCGGGGGCATCTCGTTCGGGGGAGACGTGAGCCTGTACCGGAGCGCGGCGGGCGTGCTCAAGACGGGCAAGCTCGACCTTGGCGTGAACGAGTTGCAGAACGCCGTCACCCACAAGCTCGCCACCGCCCCCGCTTCGCCTGTCGAGGGGCAGCGGTACTACGACACCGTGTCAAAGACGGAACTGTTCTGGAACGGGACGGCGTGGGTGAGCGTGAGTGGGGGCGGTGCGGGAGCGGTGGCATCCGTCGACGGACGCACGGGCGTCGTCACTCTCACGGACTTGTACGTGAACGTCACGGGCGATGCCATGTCGGGTGCGCTCGACCTCGCCACCAACGAACTTCGCAACGCCGTCACCCACAAGCTCGCCACCGCCCCCGCCGCGCCCGTCGAAGGGCTCCGGTACTACGACACGGTCACGAAGAACGAGCGCGTGTGGGACGGGACGAAGTGGACGGACCTGAAAGACGTGTGGGTGGGGACCGCCGCCCCGACCGGCACGCCGACTGTCGGGGACCTGTGGTGGGACACGGACGAACCGGCCGCGCCGGTGCCCGGTGCCGAGTTGGCCTACAACCAGATCACGGTGCAGACCAACGTGACAGGTCTCAGCGAAGCCGCTCCGTCCCTGCTGATCGAAGGCACCTCTCGCACCTACGACGGGGCGGCCGTGATAATCGAGTTCTACACCTCGGGCGCGTACATGTCGGCGACCTCACAGATTGTGTTCAACCTGTGGGATGGGACGACCGACATCGGCCGTATCGCGGGCGTCATCAACGCGACCGGGTACCTGACGCCGGTACACGGCAGACGCAGGATCACGCCCACGGCGGGCACGCACAACTTCCGCGTCGTCGCATGGCTGCCCCTTGCCGCGGGCAGCGGCATGGTCTTCGCAGGCTCTGGCGCGGGGGCCGCCTACATGCCCGCCTTCATCCGAGTGACCCGAGTATGAACGGAGCGCCATGGGTGCGATAAAAGTGTGGGACGGCACGGCGTGGCAGACCGCATCGGCGCAAGGGCCGACCGGTCCGATGGCCACCCCCGCGGTCACCTCCGTCGACGGACGCACGGGCGCCGTCGTGTTGTCGGACCTCTATGCCAGCAGGGCGCAGCTCATCCAGTACGTCGGGGTCAGGGCCATCACGACCGACGCGGGCGCCTACATCTTCCTGACGTTCCCGACTCCGTTCCAGTCGTCCGAAGTCGCGGTGGGCGTCACGAATGCAACCCCGGGCGAACCTCTCGCTCTCATCGTCCAACACACGAACCTCACCGCCAACGGGTTTGTCCTGCAGGCATGGCGGATCAACGGGACCCCGGCGACGAATGTGGCCATCGCCTTCATGTACACCGCCGTGGGGGTCCGGCCATGAGTGACGCCCCGGACGTCGCCTGCACCGACGAGGACTGTTCGGAGTTCAACGTGGCCAAGTCGAACCCGGGCGGGTTCCCGGCCGACATGATCCTGTGCGGCGGGTGCGGCGGGCCGGTGGAAGAGGTCGGTGACGTGCCCCCCGCCGATGCGACCTGACCGACCGGTCATTGCTACAGTCGGTTCGGCCAAGGATTCGGGTCCAGGGCCGGTGACAGCCTCCTACGGGAGGCTGTCGTCATTACGGGGCAAGGGCGTTCGCAGGCATGTCGCCGAGCTAGAGCGCCTCACCCCTTCGGCCACGGTCTGCTCCATCGTGGACCAGACGCGTGCGGCGGTGGCCACCAGGCTGCATCTCGCCAGACTTGAAGTGGAACTGAACGTGTGGAGATCCAGCGCAGGCCATACCCCTACGCGCTAGGGTCACCATCCGATGGACCCGAATCTGTCAATGCACCACATGTGCCGTGCTGTCCGCCATTGGAAGGAACGTCTGGTGGCCACCGACGGAGTTGGCACGGACATCCCACCGGCCGTAGTCACCTTGGCCGGGCCGACGGTGGTCGGAGCGTATGACCTCGACATCGTCAAAGGCCTGGCCCGTGACGCCTCAGTAGTGGCCGCCATCGCCCTGTCCGATTGCGACCGGGCGGTGATCTGTTACGAGGCGTACATCGACCCAACCGGGGGCGGCAGCCCCGGCGACCTAGCGCCGCGCTTCGCCACCGGGGACCCCGACGTCGAGGAGGCCGTGGTGCTGAACTTCGTGACGCGCGACGGCTACAGCACCTCCCGGACCTTCCCCTACACCTACGCCGCGGGGCGCAAGGTGCGATGGAAGCCCCCGGCCGTGCCCCTCGACGTCGGCCAGGCGCAACTCAGCAGGCAGGTGCAGATGATGCGGGAGGGCTTCGCTCGTCAGGCCGACCGGGGCACCCCGCCCGTGCTGAACCCGGGCACGCAGTTGCACGTCGTGGGCGAGGAGACGACGGAGCACGGAGCGCTCGTCAGCTTCGCCGTCACCGCCCCCTGCCCGTGTGGCTCGCAGCGCCCCATCGAACAGTGTTGTGCAAAATGGAACTGAGGACAGGCAACCAAAGGAGCAACCCATGAGTTCACAATCCACCGCCGAACTACGCAAGGCCCGGGGCCGTTGGCAATGGGGACCGGCGGCCAAGGAATCGGGCAAGATCATGATCCCGATCATCCTCTGGACCCTCCACGACCTCGGCGGGTCGATCACCGACCGGCCCAGCGGGCGCTGCGGGGCGAAGCTCATCGAGGAGGCCCAGAAGCGCAACTACGCCGTGACTCCGTCGTTCCGCGGTGGCACGGGCACGGGGTCGGTGTCGGCGATGCTGGCCGAACTGGAGAGCGGGCGCTACGCCGGGTGCATCGCCCGGGAGAAAGGCAAGAAGCGCACCTACAAGATCACCCTGTTGCTCACCGAGGACGAGATGCCCGAGCGGCCGTTCCCGGTGAAGGTCACGAAGATGGCCGACCGACCCAAGCTCACCCCGGTGCCGCGCCCGGTGAAGCCCATGTCGGTGTTCGTGCAGCCGGTGGCGGACCACGCCGGGTTTGGCAACGGTGGCCCGGACCCCGACTACGTGCCGCCCACTGTCGTGCCCGATCCACCGGCCCCGGCACCCGAGCCCATCCAGCCCGAGCTACCGGAGAACCCCGACACGCCCGACGTCGAGGACGTGGTGCTCCCGCAGATCCCACCCCTGTTGGTCATCCCCGAGAACGAGAACACCTTCGACCTGTTGATCGAGTTGAACCAACTGGCCGCCCGTGCGCTCATCGCCTCGTCCCGTACGCCCGCCAAGATCGGGCCGAGCCCGGAGGCCCTCGACGAAGCAGCCCAACGTCTGGCCGCGACGGTCGAAGAGAACCAACGCCTGCGTACCAAGGTCAACATCCTGCAGGAGACGGTGGTGGCCAAGGGCAAGGAGGCCGAGGCGCTGCGCAAGGCTCTCATGCTGGCCCAGGGCAACCTCAAGGCCATCCAGGACAATGTCAACCAGGGCGAGGGCCGGGAGCGAGCACTGGCCCGACTGCGGGACACCGAGCGCACCATGCAGGCCCGCCCCGCCGTTCGCGGGTGAGGCGTGGAGCAGACCTTTGAAGCGACCTGGCGCCGGGAGGCCCTAACCAACATTGTGGGGTTTATGGGGGTCGGTTTCCCCGCTTCCGCACTCGTCTTCGCCGCCTTCACCGGCATGTGGCGACTCGCCCTGATCTGCGCCGTCGTGCTGGCCGTCGGGACGTACCTCGTGTACCGGGCGCTCCGCAATGTCGCGGAGAACCGCCTGGAGATCGTCGAAGCGGCGTGGGAGACGGTCAACGCCGTCGCCGGGATCGAGCGCCTGCGCCTGCGGGTCATCATCCACACGGCCCTGCGGGGGGCGCTTGAACTGACCGGTGACCCCCATGCCCCCGACCTCGTGGACCCCGAGCAGATGGACTACCTCGTCGAACACACCGTGGACGCCATCATCGCCACGTCCCCGGGCTATGAGAGGCGCGAACGATGACCGACGACAACAAGCCCAACCCCGGGTCCGATGAGGCCCGCTCCAGGGGATGCACGTGCCCGGTGATGGACAACAGCCGCGGCATCCGAAAACCGTGGACCGGTAGTTGGTGGATCAACGATCGCTGCCCACTACATGGCGACGGCCGAGAGCTGGCGCCGGTGTGAAGATCCTGCTGGCCGGTGTCCGCGCACCTGCCGGTGGATGAGGAGGGGTGGCAAGGTCGGGGCGGGCATGTCCGGCCTTGCCATCCCTCCGATGATGTCCTCCCGAACAGAGAGATGGAAAGATGCGTTTCGCCTACCTCGACCCGCCGTACCTCGGGTGCTGCCACCTCTACGGCCACGAGCATGGAGAGAGCGGGGACTGCTGGGACGACCCGGAGACCCATCGCACGCTGATGGCATCGGCGTGTGAGGAGTTCACCGACGGTTGGGCGCTGTCGGCGTCGTCCGTGTCGCTGCGGACGATCCTGCCCTTCGCCCCTCCCGACGTGAGGGTGGCCGCGTGGGTGAAGCCGTTCTGTGCGTTCAAGCGCGGCGTGCGTCCGGCCTATGCGTGGGAACCCGTCCTGTTCTGGCGCGGCCGCAACCCGAACGCCGGGCACCCTCACCCTCCCCCCGTCAAGGGTGGGGTGCAGACCACGCCGAAGGACTTCATCTCCGTCCCGATCACCCTGCAGAAGGGGTTGACCGGGGCCAAACCCGACAAGTTCTGCGTCTGGGTGCTCGACCTGTTGGGTTGGCTCCCTGGGGACGACGTGGTGGACGTCTTCCCGGGGACCGGGGTGATGACGAAGACGGTCACGCTGCAAGAACGGGACGCGGTGGGCCACCTGTTCTGACACGTTCCCCACGGGGCTTGTTCGGGGTCCCGTGGTTGGCACCTGACGGGTTCTAAGGGATGGGACCCGGGTGCCCGGGGCGGTGAGGGTCACCTTCCTGTCGGCCCTCACCGCCCCACTTGTCGTCTATGGGAGCGCCACTTCCCGACCCAATGGGTTGTATGGCCGATCGTCGATATCACGGAGTGTGGTATAATGGGTCTGTAGCCACTTGCAGTGACCCACACCAAAGGACCCGAACATGAGCGCTTCCAAGCCCCAATACGAACGCATCGACCGCGAGCGCATCCGGGTGATCTTCGACGGCGAGGTCGTCGGTGAGATCACCGAGAGCCTGCACCTACGTCTGAGCACGGGCCGGTTCTTCAAGGCGTGGCATTTCGGGGGCCGCGACTTCGCCCGGCGGACCGACGCCGGGTACGCGGCCATCCGCGCCTGGCACGCCGCGCAGACCTGAAAACAGAGACGGCCCCGGGCTCCACTGACGAGTCCGGGGCCGTCGCAGCGACAGGTCGACGTGCGCCGGTCAGGCGGCGCCGCGTTGCTGTCGCCGTTCTCGCTTCCGCCGGGAGGCGTCGATGGCCCGAGCGCACTCCACGATGTCGTTCATCACGTCCTTCATGTTGCCCCCGTCGGCCGTGATCCGTGCCCCCAGGTCGACGATGTGCGCCTCGATGAACGAGGTCACCGAGATGCCGCGGACATCGCAGAAGTCCTCCAGGCACGACTTCGATGACGGCTGCACGAGGGCGTGCACCGACACCCGGTCACGTTGCATCACACGGGAAGTCACAGACGCCCTCCGATCAGGCGGTGGAAGTAGGTGGCCGCGGCGGCCGGGGTCCCCAGGTCGATGTGGTCGCGTCCCAACCGGGCCGAGAGCACCCACGACCCGACGAGCACCCACCGCTCGCCCTGCTCCTGGTCCACGTAGGTCTGCGTGGCCGAGTGCGGCCTCTCGAGGAGCGCCGCCGCCGCCATCGTCAGGACCGTCTTCAGGTCATCCGGCGATCGGGCGGAGCCGACCTCCGTCGCCAGGGTCGGCGTGTAGAGCGTGCCCCACGAGACGCCCCCGAAACCGGGGTGGAAGTCGATGTGCACCGTGTCGGACAGGGTGATCGAGTCGGGCAGGCGTTCGGGCACCTGGGCAAAAGCCATGGGGTCGATCCTCTCAGTGGTGTTCAGTGAGGCGTCACATCTGAACGTACCATGTCGGTGCAGTGTCGTGATGGGGAACGTGCAGGGGTGCACGCCGGAGGGTTAGGGTCCCGCCCCGTGGGCCGACTGAGAGCAGTGAATCTCCGAAAGTCGAGCGAGGTCGACACCGACTTCCCGTACAAGTCGGATCGGGTCTGCTACATCCTCGTGATGTCCGACGGGTCCGTTACGAGTCCGCGCCTCGTGGGGGAGCGCAAGCGGGCAGCGAGGGCGCTACGGGACGGCGACGGGCAGTTGTTCGCTGCCTGGCCCGGCCAGTACCGCACGGACCTCTTCGAGATCGACGACGTCGAGGCGTTCGTCAACGCCTACCCACCACCCGAACGGGGTGGGTAGTACATTTGCAGGTTGACGGGCGTCATTGTTACGATGTACCTCCTATGGATTCGTACAAGGACACAGCCGTCAGCCAGCGGGTCGCCGGGGTGGCGCGACAACACGCCAAACGAGTGCGTTCCAAGCCCAGGGTGGCGTCCACGGCCACCGAGGACGTGGGCTACGCCCGTGCCAGCAAGGACGCCGCCGTGGACCACAAGGGACGCCCCCGGGCCAAGGGCAAGAGCGTGGCCCGGCAGCGGGCGGACGGGGACATCCTGGCGAAAGCCCACAAGCTCGCCCCGCTGGAATGGTTCATCGACAACAACTTGTCGGGCGGGGACTTCGTCGACCGCCCCAAGTACGACGCCCTCCTGCTCAAGATCGAGGCTGGCCTGGTGCGCACCGTCGTCACCGACGCCCTGGACCGGATCGGACGCGAGGGGCTGGAACAGCAGGAGTTCCTGCTCATCTGCGAGGTGTACGGCGTCCGGGTCGTGACCGGCGAGGGCGACGACATCGACTACACGCACACCGATCCCGACAACGCCGTGCTGTCGGCCGAGGTGCGCGGCTCGGTGGCGAAGATGGAGCGGAACAAGATCCGCCGCCGCATGCGCAAGGACATCGCCTACCGCGCCCGCAACGGCGCCGCCCATAGCGGCAAGCGGGCGTTCGGCTTCGAGGCCGACAACGTCACCCACCGGCCCGACGAGGTGCGCCTCATCAAGGCCGCGGTGAAGGCCATCAAGAGCGGGGTGGCGACACAGGGGACGATCGCCGCGGAGTGGCAGGCGCAGGGCGTGCCGACGTCGGAGACCGAGAAACGCATCGCCAAGGGACTGGAGCCGGGTCGGTGGCATCCCGAGGTCGTGAAGAACATGCTCCTCTCGCCGCGCATGATCGGGAAGCGCACGCACCACGGTGAGCTGTACGACGGGAAGTGGAAGGGGATCATCACGGAGAAGGACCAGGATCTGATCCGGGCCAAGATGTGCCAGGCCCCCCAGGGAGCCAAGGCCCGTGTCGCCCTGTTGACCGGCGGCCTCGTGCGCTGCGGGCTCTGCGGCCACCCCATGTCGACGTTCTCGCCCAAGGGCGTGCGCAAGTACCGGTGCTGGACGCTGCGGGGCGGCTGCGGCGGCGTCACCATCCTCGCCGAGGAGTTGGAGAGGATTGTCGTGGCGGGGTTCTTCTACCGGCTCGACCAGATTTATGGCGGGTCGAAGTTGCGGGCGATCAAGAACGCGGACGACGACCGTGCCCGGCTCATAGCGGAGATCGGACTCCACAAGGCCAAGCTCAGCGACCTGGCCGAACTGTACGGCTCCGACAAGATGAGCAGGGCGGACTACGAGCGGCAGCAGGACAAGCGTGAGCGGATGCTCAAGGCCGCGGAGCGCAAGCTGGCCGAGACGCCCGACGGGCACGCCATTGCCGAACTCGTCTCGTCGAAGGACCAACTGCGGGCCGATTGGGACAAGCCCACGATGACGGTAGGGCGCCGACACGCCGCCCTGGCCCTTCTGCTCGACCACGTGCCGATCCACCGGGCGACGCCGCCCTTCCACACGTTCAACCCGGACCGGGTGGGGGAGCCCGTGTGGCGGGCCTAGTCGTCGAGCATGATGCGGGCGACCGCCTCGCCGATCACCGGGTCGTCGACGAACTCGGGTAGCCCTTGAGCGGCCGTCGAACGGCGCACCCACTCCGCGATCCAGTCGTCGAACTCGACGCCCTCCCGTGCACCGGGAGGGCGTCGCCGCGTGTCGACGCCGAGGGGTGAAACCGCGCACGGGTTTACGTCACTATCGGTGGCGGGATTCCGGCCGGGATTGTCGTCCATGGGTCGACCATATCTAGCAAATGGCAGGTGAGCTAGGTATTCCTCTAACTACACCGCTGTGGTTCAGGTTGGCGCTAATCCTGAAATGTAAATGGGGGGTTGCGGTGGGCCTACATCTGGGGTTTCATCGTATCCACGCAGGTCACAGGCACTGCTGGATTCTCCGGGTGGCCACGAGTCCCTGAAGGTCCCGAGTGCTTCCCCCCTGCGGGGGACCCGGCAAGGGGGCCGGGTGTAACAACAAATTGGTGCGCTGCAACGGCGCTCTATTTGATGATCCACCTCTCCGGGCCATCACACTGCGCGGCGCTATTCGGCCGCTCGCCCGGACCACAACACCGCCCCCCGGGTCGGGAGAGGCCCCCTTCCTTCCCGGCCCATCGCGTCGACCGTGCACCTGGCAGTCCGCGGTCGCCGTTCCTGGCCCGGGGGGCGGTTCCCGACATCGACAGGACACCCGCATGCCCGACCCCGCCCTGCCCCTGATCGGGGCCGAACCAGAGTTGGCCCCCGAGGCGCCCGACGACCTGAAGTTGTGGTCGGTCACCACCATCATCGGCACGCTTGACAAGCCCGCCCTGGTGCCGTGGGCCGCCATCAAGACGGCCGAGGCCGCCGTCGACAGCGAGACGTGGAAGTACCTCCTCGAGAACGAGGGGCGCCAGGCCGCCGTCGACTACTTGAAACAGGCGCGGTTCCGCACGGGCCGCGGCCTGCGGTCGGCCACCGAGTTGGGCACCGCAGTCCACGGGGCGCTGGAACACAAGGTGCTGCACGGTCGCTTCCGCGACGAGGACCGCAACGACCTGGAGCTGCGCCCGTTCCTGCAGCAGATCAACCAGTTCCTCAAGGACTTCAAGCCCCGGTTCATCGCATCCGAGGTCACCGTGTTCCATCCGCGGTTCGGGTACGCGGGGACCTGCGACGGGTTCCTGGAGATCGACGGCACGACCTACATCTACGATCTGAAGACGAGCCGCGACTCGTTCGACGCCCGGGGCAAGCCGAAGACACCCTTCCCGGAGGTCTCGCTCCAGTTGAGCGCCTACCGGTATGCGGAGTGCGCGGCCATCTGGCGGGCACGGCAGGCCGAGCAGTTCAAGCGCCGGTACTACCTGCTCTCGCCCAACGAACGGGCCATGGCCGTGCCGGTCCCGGCGGCCGATCACGGGCTCGTCCTGTTCGTCGCTCCCGATCGTTACGCCCTGCACCCGGTGCGTTGCGACGAGGAGATCTTCGATCTGTTCCTGGCCACCATCGACGCCGCCCGCTTCGTGCTCGACGTCGGCAAGAACGTCGTCGGCCACCCGCTCATCCCGCCCGGTGCGTTGCGTGACAGTACGGACCCGTTCGCCAACCTGCCCGCCCAATGAAGGGACCGAAGTGTGAAGCCCGACCGCATCTTCGTCCAACTGCACGACGGCAAGGACGTCGTGCTCATCGACATGGACGCCATCCACGCCATCGTCGGGGAGACCAACTCGACGGTGTACTTCGCCGAGTTCGAGGAGGGGTTCCTGGTGGACGAACCCCCGGCCGAAGTGCTGCAGCTCATGCACGAGGCGCACATGCAGAGGTACACCCCATGACCATCCTCGGCCTGCAGCGCCGCATCCGTGAGGTCGGCCGCATCCGACTCGGCACCTCCACCCCGTCGGGCAACTCGAAGCGCCCCCGCAAGCTCGACAAGTTCCGGTTCACCTCACCTGACCGTGGAGTCATCGAAGCCGTCGCCGCCCTCCTCGGTGGCACGGCCCAGGAGTGGGACAACAACGGGGCGGTGCAGTGGGAGGTGTTCACCGAGGCGAACGAGGTGAAGATCCTCCTGCCGCCCAACGCCAGCGACATGTCGTTCTCACAGTTCTATGAGCAGTGGGCGAAAGGGTTCTGTTCGCACCGATGCGACGGCGAACGCAACCAGGCCCGGGACACGGCGTGCACGTGCGACCCGGAGAACCGGGCGTGCAAACCCACCACCCGCCTGTCGGTCCTCGTGCCGGAGATACCGGGGCTCGGCCTGTGGCGCCTCGAGAGCCACGGCTACTACGCCGCGGTGGAGTTGGCGGGGGCCGTCGAACTCATCGGCCAGATGGCCGGTGCCCGCTCCATGATCCCCGCCCGCCTGCGCCTGGAGCGCCGGGAGGTGCGCCGCCTGGAGGGCACCAAGCCCGTCGTGCGCAAGTTCGCGGTGCCGGTCATCGACCTCGACGTCTCCATCCTCGGCGTGCGAGCCCTGGCATCGCACACGGTCGACGAGCTACCGGAGATCGAAGCCGGTGACGGGTGGGCGCCCGTGCCCGAGGTCGAAGCCCCCACCGTGCTGTCGATCGAGTCGCAGGTGCGTGAGCACGAAGAGGCCAAGCCCCGGCGCACCACGCAGGCCCCGCTGCCCGCCACCGGTCGCCCCCGGCGCAACGCGGCCGAGGTCACCGAACAGTCCTGCGACATCTGCACCAAGCCCTACGGCGCGGAACCCCTCGTGAAGAACCCGACCGAGGGCGGCAGCCGGTTCGTGCACCGGTCGTGCCTCAACACCGAGACACCCACGGATGTGGGTGAGTCACCGCCACCGGAGTCGGTGGCCGACGGCGGGGATGGCTCGCCTAGTGGGAGTCCCGAGGCGTCTCCTGCTGAACCCGTCCCCGCCGTCGCTCGACCCTCTACCCCGACCGCCGCCCAACCGCAAGGGGACTGGCCGATGACCGCGGGGCAGCACCGCAAGATCATGGCCATGACAGCCGAGTTGTTCCCGGTCGCCCCGGGCACGCCCGGTCCCGAGGCGGACGGCTACCGCCGGGAGGTGACGCTGGAGATATGCCGGGTGCTGGGCTACCCGGGCCTGGAGTCCCGCACGGACATCACGCGGGAGATAGCCAAGCTCCTGCTCGACGCCCTCACCAAGTTGGAGTCCGGCGAGTACGTGTGGGACGCCACCGAGTTGCGCCTGGTGGACGCGGCGACCGGGGAGATCGTGGGATGACCCCGTCAACCCCGATCGTCGTCGGCGTCGACCTGTCCCTCACCGGCACGGGCATCGCCCACGTCGACGGCAGCGCCGAAACCTACGAGCCATCGGCCGACCGCGAATCGCACCACGGCCTGGTGCGCATGGATGAGATCGCCCGCTACGTGGACCGGGCCACCGACATGGGCGACCTGGAGTTGGTCGTGCTCGAAGGGTTGGCCTTCGACGCGCACGACACCAAGCGCCAGCAGGCGCAGCTCACCGGCGTCGTACGGCACTCGCTCTACCGGGCCAACAAGCCTTTCATCGTCGTGCCGCCCACCACGCTCAAGAAGTACGCCACCGGCACCGGGCAGGCCAAGAAGATGACGGTGTTCAAGTCGGCCCAATACCGGTTCGGCTACCAGGGCGAGTCCTTCGACGAGGCCGACGCCCTGTGGCTCCGGGCCATCGGCTGGCACCTCATCATGGGCGAGCCGATCACCGAACTGCCGAAGACGCACCTGGCGGCCATCGACCCCCTCATACGACAACGGCCGGTGACCCCGTGAACGACGCATACACGCTCATCGTTCTGGTCGGCGTCGTCCTGGCCGTCGTCGGCCTCCTGTACCTGCTGGAGCGCCGTCGATGATGTGGCCGCCGTGCTCGTTCTGCGGGGACCCGGTCTACGGGCTGGCGGCGGAGAGCGGCATCCATCCGTGTTGTGCGCAGGCCGAGGCGAACGAGCGCTCCACCTGCGCGGCGTGCGAGATGGCCAAGGGCGAAGAACTCGAACCCCGGGTGCTCACCTCCGAAGTCGTCCCCGTCGAGGAGTGGGATTGGGACGAAATCCACCGCCTCGAGAAGGCCGCCCGGCGGCGCCTCTACGCCAACAACCCGCGCTGCCCGCCGTGCACCAAACCCATGGTGTGCGGCCAGACCGGAGCGCACTTCGTCTGCAGGGAGACGCCATGACCGGCCAGTCCCTCTTCCCCGACGACTACCCGGTGGTCGAACCCCGGGGCACCCGGAACCCGCCGTGCTGCACCGGGCTCGTCACCCCCGACGACGTGGTGCCGCGCCTGTGGGAGTTCGTCCACGCCCTCGGGCACTCCCGGACGCCCTTCACCGTGCACACCCTGGCCCTCGCCACGCAGACCACCAACGGCGACGCCCTCACCGCCGCCCGCCTGGCCGAACAGGCCGGGTGGATCGACCGCATCCTGGCCGAGAAATGGGAGACCGCCAAACCCGGCTTCCGCTGGGTCGGATGCCTACTCCGCAGGAGATGAACATGGAACTGCCCGCCGCTCTCCCCGTCGTGATCGCCACGCCCGAACCGCCCGGGTTCGTGCGCACCGCGCAAGCCCACTGGAACGACCTGCAGCGTTCCCTGCGGGCACAAGAGGACCTGATCGACAGCCTCGTCACCGAGGTCGGCGACTACGCCGAAACGCTCGACCGGCTGCGCCCGTACATGGCCGACCATCCGTTCCGCACGGTGGCCGACGCCCTGGAGTTGATGGAGGCGCGGAAGTGAACGTCGAGACGACCGAGAAAACGATCGTGACGCTGTCGAAGTGGGTGGCCGAACTGCTGGAGCAGGCCGACACGTCGCGCCGCCTGGTCCTGTCCATGGCCCTTGGGCTCAGCGCCGAGGAGATGCCCTTCGACGAGCGTGAACTGCTCGAAGAGATCCTGGAGACGACGTGATGGCCGTGTTCCCCGACGACACCGCCCTGACCAAGGCCATGGCGGAAATCCTCTACTACCGCTCGGTGGCCGGGTGGGGCCGGGACGAGGCGCCGCCGTGGATGGCGTTGAGCCAGGAGGTACGCGACCACTGGTCCGACATGGCCCGGATGGCCGTCTCTATGGTGCGCACCGCGGACCAGGCCGCCGCCAACGCATGAATGACCGCCAGCGCATCCGACTGGCCCAGGCCGTCGCCAACCGCACGGACCTGCTGGCCCGCACGCTCGACACCACCGTGGGGGGCTCCACCGTGTTGGGGCGCATGCGCGACTGTCAGGGGCCGTTGCGGGCGAAGACGTACGAGGCCACCCCGACCTCCATGCGTCACGACGGCACCGCCGGGGGCATCGACCAGGCCACCCACGACGAAGCCAACCTCGACGCCGCCCTGCGCCACGCGTCGGTGGCCATCGGCAAGGCGTGGGAGATCATCGCCCGCTACCCGCCACCGCATCGGGCCAACGAGGCCGACCTGTTGGCCCTGGGCAAACTCAACGCCCGACCCGACCCCGGGTGCGAATCGTGCGCCCGCATCGAGAGCCCCGCCGGTGGACCCCGGTGGGAGCCACCACGGGCCGGTCAGGCCAACGCCACCTTCGTGGGCGGCCGCCTGGACAGGCCCATGTTGCTCTGCGAGTGGTGCTACCAGTGCGTGCGCCGGTGGGGCCGACTGCCATCGGGCACCGAGCTGGAGCGGCACCACCGCGGGGAGATCGTGGCCTGGCCCAAGGACGTGAAGAGGCCGTCATGACCCTCGGCGACCTCGCCGCCGCCTACACGTACGGCGGGTGGTACGTGTTCCCGTTGCGGGCAGGCATGAAGACACCGGCGACGGCCAACGGGTTCAAGGACGCCACCCTGGACCGGGCCAAGATCGGCGCCTACTGGAGCCGTCACCCCGAGGCCAACATCGGCATCGCCACCGGGGCGTCCCGCCTGCTCGTCGTCGACCTCGACGCCGAAGAGGGCACGTGCGCCGCCGCCCTGGAGTTGTTCCACGGCCTGGGGGAGGTGCCCTACACGTACCGGGTCACGACGCCACGGGGTGGGGAGCACCACTACTTCACGCTGCCCGAGGGCGTGGACGTGCCGTGCTCGGCCAGCCGGGTCGGCTACCACATCGACATCCGCTCCACCGGCGGGTACGTGGTGGCCGCCGGGTCGGTGACCGACCTGGGCGCCTACGTGGAGTTCGACGCCGAAGTGGCGCCCGCCCCCCGGTGGCTCATCGAGGTGTGCCAGCGTCGCCCCGCTCCGGCTTCAGGACATCCGAAGACTGTCGCGGTAGACCACCTGGAGGCGTACGCCCGACGGGCGCTCGATGCCGAGGTAGCCCGGGTGCTCCTGGCCCGTGAGGGCGTGCGCAACCACACGCTGAACGAGGCCGCCTTCAACCTCTTCCAACTGGTGGCGGGCGGCGTGCTCGACAGCGTCACCGCCTTCGACGCGCTCTACATGGCCGCACGGGGCTGCGGGCTCGACGCCCGGGAGATCACCAACACGATCGAGTCCGGTGCCGAGGCAGGCAGCCGGTACCCCAGGAGGCCCGACGATGGATGACGAGCTAGAGGCCGCGAGGGAAGAGTTCCTGTCGTCCCAGGTCGGGCGGGCGCTGAACGAGCCCCCGGCGCCCGACCCACCGCAGGAATGGAAGGCCCCCATCGCCCTCAGCCCCGGCGCTCGACCGCCGGTGTTCCCGGCCCACCGGCTACCGGCGTGGCTCTGCGACTACGTGTGCGCCGTGGCCGAGTACCTGCAGGTGCCCGTGGACCTGCCCGGCATGCTGGCGCTGTCGGCCATCGCCACCGCGGCCGGGGGCCGGGCCGTGGTGCAACCGTGGGCGGGGTGGAGGGAACCCCTGAACCTCTACGTCACCGTGGCCATGCCCCCGGGGGCTCGTAAGACGCCGGTGTTCCAACACATCATCCGCCCCCTGGAACACGCCGAGCGCCTGGCCGTCGAGGCCGCCAAGCCCGAGGTGGCCGAGGCCCGGGTGCGCCACCAGGCGGCCAAGGCCAAGGCCGACAAGGCCGAAAAGGACGCAGAGACCGCGTCCAAGGAGGCCAGCGAAGAGGCCGTGCACTTCGCCAGCCAGATGCGCCTCATGGCCGAGGCCGTCACCGTGCCCCACATCCCCCGACTGCTGGCCGATGACTGCACGCCCGAGTCGCTGATGACGCTCATGTGCGAGCAGGGCGGGCGCATCGCTCTCTACTCGGACGAGGGTGAGGTGTTCGGGATGATGGCCGGTCGGTACTCCACCGCCGGGCCGAACCTGGGGGTGTACCTGAAGGCGCACGTCGGCAGCCCGATCCGGGTGGACCGCAAGGGCCGCGACCCCGAGTACATCGAGCGCCCAGCCATGACGCTCGGGCTAACCATCCAGCCCCACATGCTGCGCGACGTCGCCGGTATCCACGGCGCCCGCGGCCGGGGCCTACTGGGTCGCTTCCTGTGGGCCGTTCCGGTGTCGAACATGGGCACCCGGAGCAATGACACGGCGCCGGTCCCCGATGCCGTCGACGCCCGGTACCTGGAGTACGTCGCCGCCCTGGTCGCTTCCCTGTCCGAGTGGGTCGACCCGGCCGTGCTGCCGTTCACGCCCGAGGCCGCCGCCGAGCTGCGCCGGTTCGCCGACTGGCTCGAACCGCAACTAGCCGAGTTCGGGGCGCTCGGGTACCTGGCCGACTGGGCGTCCAAGCTCGTCGGGCACACGGCCCGCATCGCCGGTCTGCTCTCCCTGGCCAGCAACGTCGACACCGGGTGGAAGGTCGACGTGAGCGCGGCGTGCGTGGCCGACGCCATCAAGATCGCCGAGTACCTGATCGCCCACGCCGTCATCGCCTTCGACACCATGCACTTCGACCCCCTGGTGGAGGACGCCAGGGCGCTCGTCAACTGGATCAGCGAACGGGAGCACTTCACCCGGCGGGAGATCATGCAGTCCCACCGCCGTCGGTTCTCCACCGTCGACGACATCAAACCTGCCCTGAACCTGTTGTGCGAGCACGAGTTCATCGTGGAACTGCCCCGGGAACGCCCCACGGGGCGTGGTCGTCCCCCCGGACCGAAGTACATCGTGAATCCACGGATCATGGAATTGGACTAACGAAAGGTGACGCATTTGACCTCATAATTCATTAATGAGGTCAAATGCGTCAGGTTTCGTAGGAATCCAGAATCGACCGGGGGTGACGGACCGTGATCGGAACGCGAAGAGGCCCGGTCCCCCCTAGCCCAAGGGAACCGGGCCTCATCGAGCGCCCACGCCAGGACCCGAATCCTAGTACGGGGCGCCCGCCTTGTACCGCGCCGTGCACGTGTCGACGCCAGGGCCGCGGTAGATCGAGGAGTTCAGGCACTCGGTGTAGTTCTGCAGGTTCTTGGCCTGCTCCCGCTCGTTCGAGCGGTAGAGCATGTACGCCATGAAGATCATGCAGACCAGGCCGAGGATGCCGATGACGACGACCGGGCTGGCGTGGGGGGATGGGGCAGTTCGGGTCTGAGCCATGCTCCCCCTATCGGCACACCCCACCCCAGCGTCAAGGACTTCAGGGAAAACCCAGGGTGCGGCCATAGGGTGCAGACATGAGCACGACCGACCCTCACCGAGTCGAGCCGGACGAACATCGGGGCGAGGACATCGGCATCCTGGACCGACTCTTCGAGCTACGCCGGGACCGGGACGACGACGACCACCGCGGGCCCCGCCCCCTGCGCCAGGACTACGACTCGTGACCCGCTGGGACTACTTCCCGATGGCGCCAGGGCCGTGCGCCCCGGCGGCCGACGTGCAGGGCGGGTGGCAGATCACGTCCTACTTCGGCGGCCGGGTCGACCCCCTCACCGGCGTCCCCGGTTCCCACGGCGGCCAGGACCTCGCCTACGGCGGATGTGGCGGCGCCCACATCTACGCCCCGAGTTCCGGCACCCTGTCCCAGGCGTGGGACTCCTCGGGCGGGGGCAACTGGACGGGCATCACCCTCGACGACGGTTCCTACATCGGCATCGGTCACGCCAGCTCGTTTGCGCCCGGTGGCTCGTACCGGCGGGTGGCCGCCGGTGAACTCGTCGCCTACTGCGACTCCACCGGCGGGTCGACCGGCGACCACGTGCACATCGCCTACCGCCCGGCGGGCGCCTACAGCTACGCCGACCCCTACGACCTACTTGAAGACTCACAGCATCGCCCCGTCGGTGGTGGTGGGGGTTGGGAGGAGCCTGACATGACCGACGACGACCACAACCGCATCATGAGCAACATCGGGGCACTGCTCGACCACCGCATGAAGCAGTTCGGCACCTCCAACCTGTTGTGGCAGGACGGCGACGACTACTTCGAGGTGCTGACCGACGGCGAGGGCCGACGGGTCCGGCGCATGATCGACCCCGGAGAACTCGTCGCCCTGCGCACCGGCGCGACCATGGCCGAAGAACCGGTCGTGGACGTGCGCACCATGGCGCAGGCGCAGCAGGACGCGGTGAGGGCCTGGCGCGAGGTGTGAGTCCGCGCCGGGACCTCGCCCACTGGCTACAGCCCCGGCCGATCCCCCTGGCCGTCCTGCAGTTCGTCGGCCTCGTGTGCCTGATCGTCTCGGCCTGGGCCATCCGCGACGGGTGGTACGCCCTCGGCATCTTCGGCCTGGCCCTGCTCACTATCGCCGAGTTGGCCCGCCGGTACCGGTGACGGCGAGCACCACCGGGACACGCCGTCGATGATCTGACGCACGGTCCCGGGCTCCACGAAGGGGATCGACCGATCGTGGACGGGACCGGCGTCGTCGTACACCCAGACCTCGACCGTCGTGGGTTCCTCGGTCCACCGGGTCAACGCCCCGTCCATGTTCCAGTTCGTGCTGGCCGATCCGGTGCACCACTGGATGTGGACGTGCCAGCCGTTCTCGAAGGTCAACACGGCGATCCGGCAGCGGTGCGTGTCGTCCTCATCGGCGCACAACTCGGCCCACCGGTAGGCCCGGTCGCCGACCCAGAGCGTGGACGGTGGCTCCAGGCGGAACGTCTCGTTCGTGCTCACGTGTCGACCTCGGGCACCGGGTGGCCGAGCAGGACCCAGACCTTGATGGCGGCGTCGCGCCGCTTGCGGTGCTCGTCGGTGAGGGGCGCGTCCCACCCGTCGGTGCCATAGGCGATGACCTTGGCCATCACGTAGGGGTCCTCGGCGTCGAAGTCGCACGTGGCGTCGGGCGGGTGGGCCAGGAGTACGGCCCGGCAGAGTCGCATGCGTTGGGCGTAGGGCAGCCAGCCCAGCAGGCCGACCAGTACCTCGCCGTCCTCGCTGGGCTTCACGGCGTCGACGGTCACGGCCAGGTCGGCGTCGACTTCGCGGATGAGGGCGACGGTCCTGTCGTGGCACGTGAGAGGTGTGTTCGGGTCCATGGCACACCATCCTGTCATCGGGTAGCGTCCGGCGCATGGACCCGAAACCCATGGCCGACGACGACGCCGCGATGAGCCGCCTCGCGACGTGGGTCTACCGGTTCGGGATCACGTGGTGCACGTGCGCCGCCCTCGTGTACGCCTGGAGGGGCAGCGTGTGGTGGGTGGCCTTCTATCTGTTCTGGCTCGGCGTCAACGTCGTGTCGTACCGGCGCATGATCCGCGCCCGGGACGGCTACCTGCTGGCCAAGGCCAATCTGGAGTACCAACGCGAACGCCGGGAGGGTGAGCAATGAGTGATGAGGTCGCGGCGGGGGGTGTCCCCGAGGGGAGCACCGGGACAAACACTGAGCCCGGTGAGATCGCACCCCCCGCCGCCCCCATCACGTGGGGGACGCACAAGCAGCCGGAGACGCCCGACGAACTGGCCGAGGCCATCACCAGTGCCTCACTCGACGTGCAGGTGTCCGTCCTGCTCGGGATGCTGGAACGTGTCGGCGACCAACGCGACGCCCTGAAGGCCCGCATCGACGCCTACGAAGGCGCGGTGGAGGCATGGGAGGAGATGGGGCGACTCATCGAGCAGTCATCGCTGGGGACTGCGGAAGCGAGAGTGGCACAGTTGGCAGCACCCGAAGGCGTAGGCCGGGCGATCGTGCTGGGTGCCGAGTACCTGCGTGAGCGGGATGAGGCGCGGGCGAAGCTCCACGAGCTGCTGGCCCGCGACGTGGACGCGGTCGACCTGATGAATGTCGAATACGGGTGCCCCGACTGCGGGGTGCATCACGCGTGCGGGGAGATCGTCGCCGAACGGGACCGGCTGCGGGCGGTCGTGGAGATCGCCAACCGAGTCGTTGACCGCCGAGACCCGGAGCAATGGAGCGTCGACCACAACGCTTTCGCTGAACTGGGCGCGGCGCTCGAACAACTTGACGCCGGTCCGATCGGGGAGGACACGTGATCGTGCTCCGTCGATTCACTTTGCACGTGGTGGGTCCTGATGGGGTGACGCGACCGACCGGGGCGCTCTACTGGACACGTCGTCGTGCCCGACGAGAGGCTGCGCGTCTCGACGCGCCCGGATACTCCTATCTTGTGCGCCGGTTCTGGTTGGTTGGTCAGGAGTTCTCGCAACTTGACGTAAGCCCGACCGGGGAGGACACGTGAGCGGCGATCGGTCGCCGCTCACGATCCCTTGCCCCCTTGACCACCTTCCGGGCAGCGTCGGCGTCGGCGGCGCCACCGTGACGACGTGCATCCTGTGTGGCGAGACCAGCGAATCGACGGCCCTCAACCGGCACCGGCGCATCGTCGTGCACGAGCTGGTCGCCCGGTTGATCGCCGCGGTCGCGACTCCTGCACCTCACGACGACACCCTGCTGACTCTCCGTCAGGCCGCCGCTGTGCTCAGCGTCTCGTACTCCACCCTCACCAAGTGGACGGCTCGCGGAGAGTTTTGCCCGCAAGCATTCAAGCTTCCAAATGGCGAGTACCGCGTTCGTTACCGTGACCTCATCAGATGGGCACTCGACTTCCGGGCGCCCGAGGAACCCCGCTCACGTCGGAAGGGAAGCCAATGAGCGACGACGATCCCACCATCGTGATCCTTGCCGAGCACTACGGTTGCGTAGCAGACATCCTCGCCGAGCGGGACCGGCTGCGGGCGGTCGTGGATGCCGCGGCCGATGGAGCGGGTAAGACCCTGGCTCAAGTCCTGGCCGATGTCATGGACGAACGGGACCGGCTGCGGGAAGCGCAGGAACGTGAGCGCGCCACTGCCGACGAAGCACGCGTAGCCCGTGAGCGGGCATGGCTACGCATTCGTGAGATCGAAGCCGAACGGGACCGGCTGCGGGCGGTCGTGGATGCGCTCGTCGCGGCCGCACCGCTAGTCCCAGACGAGCACGGCGTGTACGTCAACCCTTTGGCCGACGCACTTGACGTAAGCCCGGCTATGGGCGACGGGGATGACACGTGACCGAAGAGTCATGGACGGTGCACGCCTACGTGTGCGACCACCCGCAGGGCTGCAACGCCATGTCCGACGACACCGAGGACATGGACCACCTCAAGGTCATGGCCGAGGAGGACGGGTGGTTCACCGACGGCGACCTGCACTACTGCCCGGTCCACCGGCGTGAGGCGATGCTGCTCAAGGACATCCGCACGTACGTGTGCCCGGCGCACATCCTCACCGGCGGGTACGAGTCGTGTTGCATCTGCGACGGGTGGGTGCAGGGCGACCCGGACTACGGGCGCCGGTGCGATGAGTCGGTGGAGCGATGAGCGAGGAGTTCCACCAGTGCGACGCGGGACGGCGTGCCACCTCTCGACGCCATCGCCAAGGACATGAGCGAGCAGACGATCATCGAGGCGTGGAAGGAACACGGCGGATGGATGGGATGAACGGTTGGATGGAAGAGGACTTCGCCGTGCGCATCCTGGGCGAGGCCATCGCCGACGGTCGGGCGGCCGAGTTGCTGGAGACGCTGATGGAGGGCGGGGCGGCCACGTTCGACCCGGTGGAGAACAAGCTGCGCATCATCACCGGCGAACAGGTGCGCCGACTCGCCCGTGGCCCTCTGGGCGATGAGTGAGGGGTGGGGTATCACCCCCTCCCTCATGACCCCCGGGGTAGCACCCCCTGGGGTAGGACCCCTGGGGTATAGCCCCCCTATTCGCTCCCCCCGGGGGTAGGGTCCCGGGTGGACATCCACCGTCCCGTGCTGCAGTGGCACATCGGCACCGCTGCATCACCACCTCCCCCCGGTCCCGCGACTGTTCACCAACCACCGCCGGGACCGGGGGGGCTCCGCGTCAGGGGTCGGGGACCTCCCAACCGGAGGGGCCAAGGAACACGCCCAGGGCCTCGTCGAAGGCCATCAGGGCACGCTGCAGCCGGTCGTAGCCCTCGGCGTCCTGGCGGAGTCGGTACACGCCCAGGGCGCTCTGCACGGCGTTCCAGGAGGCGCTGAGGTCGGCCATGGGGCCGGAGAGGCTGGCGGCCGACGCCGTCAGTTCGGCGTGCGCTACGGACCACCAGGCGCCCTTGCGCATCGTGCGCAGGGCGGCCATGGGTGAGGTCATCGGCAGGGTTCGGGTCACGGGTCCTCCGTTTGGCTCATCGAGGGGCAAGGGGGGCCAAAGGTGGACCGCATGCTGTCAGGAATCGCCCGTTCGGGGAATCGCCGGGATCAAAAATCGCCGGGAATCGGAAAATCGCCCGAAAATCGCCGGGAATCGGCCCTCTAGGGGCGTCCATGAGCATGCCTGTGTGTGCATGCTTCAGCATGTTGCAGCATGCTTAGACATGCTCCGTCATGCTGAAGCATGTTGATACATGCTTAGTCATGTAGGAGCATGCTTAGACATGCACATGCCTGTACACGGAGGTCGGGACCTCCGGGCGTCGACGGGACCGGACCGGGCGACCGGACGACGACGACGGGCACGCCCGGGAGGTCGCTGCAGCCGGTCGCCCGGACGTTCTGCAGCGGGACCGGGCGAAACGGGCGTTTCCGGGGCGTCCGTGTGCAGAACGTCGACGGTCGTCCCGGGCGTAAAAGGGCCAGAACGGACGACTCTACGGGCGTGCCGTCCCGGTCCGTCGACACACGTCTACTGACATCCTGGCGGCGCGGTCCCGGGCACGGCAGGCCACGGCAGGCCACGTTACCGACAACGGGCACGCACACGGCGCCGACGACCTCTACGGGCACGACGACGGGCACGACGTGCCGACGACGGCGCACGGCGCCGTGAGCGACCTCTACGGGCACGGACGACGCACACGGGAGGCACACGGCGTCGAGACGGGCACACGGACGCCACACGGCGTCGTGTGCGTCCTCGACGACCGGGACGACCTCGACGGTCCACACGACCTCGTGACGGGCAGGCACGGCACTAGGAACGCGCCGGTACCCGCGTGCCGACAACGGGCACACGGGTACGGGTACGGCACTAGGGCAGAGACGGGACTGGCCCGCGGATGATCCGCGGGCCAGTCGAGCAACGGGCACGGTCGGTTCAGTCGCCGTTGTGGAACGACTCGAACGGGCATCGCCCGGAGGGTACGGGCGTGAGCGTCGTCGACGCGTCGTCGTCCCAGGACAGCCCACACGTGCCACACGTGGCGTTACCGTCGTCGTCCGGCTGTACTGGCCAGTCCTCCGGGATGTCCTCGGCGTCGAGCTGCAGCGACTCGACGAACGGCACGTACTCGGCGCGGACCTCGTCAAACAACGCCGTCGCCAGTCGCTCCGCGATGATGTAGAGGCACACCCGGGCGGACTGCTCCATGTCCGATCCATCGACGCCGTACTCGGTCGGGTCCTCCTGGTAGGCCGCGAGGTCCGTGAACTCGGACCACAACGTGTGCGTGTACACGTCCGGCGCGTTGTCGGCGACCTCGTGAACGACGTCGGAGATAGTGCCGTCGTCCTCGGCCCATGCCTCCCGGTCGTCCTCGTCGAAACTCTCGAGACGGTCGACGACGTTGTCCCGTACGGAGAGGAGAAACAACGCGCCCGGAGAGTCCGGGAGGTCGGGTGTCGCGCACTCGGCGTCGCCCGTGAGCTGATACGCGTTGTAGTTGCGCAGTACGTCGAGGATGCGGTTGGGGACCGGGAGGTAGTTCATCGGATGTCCGTTCTGTTGGGCTAGGTGGGCTAGGCGACTGTCATCATCAGTACGGCGCCGTCACGCGCCGTAGACGGTCCACACGGGACCGTTTCGACTGTCCTAGACGTAGAGGTCGCCGTCGTCGCCGACGTAGAGGTCGACCTCGCCGTACGGGCGGCAGGCGGACGTGAGACGGTCGCCCACCTCGCCGAGTCCGCGGTCCCAAAAACCCGCGCCGTGCCCGTTGCGGGTAAGCCAGAAGTCGTGGCCAGTCTGCTCCGCGTCGAGGTCCCGGAGGTCGTCCCAATTGGCGCCGATGAACGTCACGACGTCGACCAACAGTTCCGCCCGGAGGTCGTCGGAGAGGTCGTCGACGCTGAAACGGGCATCCATCGGTTCCGGATTGTGGACCTCGACGTCGTCGACGTCCGTGTAGTCGAGCGACGACCACAACGCCGTTTCGAGGTACTGGGCGAACGCGGACTCGACGTACGCCCGGAACGTCTCATCAGCAACGACGATCTGTCCGCACACGGCGCACACGACGGGCCAGTCGTGCGCCGTGTGCTCCGAGTACGTGAACGGGTAGGCCACGGCGTCGCCCGCACCCTGCCCGTCCTCGTCGTCGCCCGTGAGCAGGAACGTACGGACCTCCGCGTGCTGCCACATGTGCTCGACGTCCGTCATCAGCTCGACCGCGCCCGCCATGTGCTCTGCAGCCCACCGCGTGAGGCAGTCGTCGCTGCAGACTTCCGCGCCGTCGTACGCCTCGACGCCCGTCCAGTAGTGCCCGCCGTAGAAGTACGTACGGTGACCGACGGTCGACGTGCAGTCGAAGAGGTCGCGGGCGACGGCGCCGACGACGACGCACGACGCGTCGTCGGAGAGGTCCGGGAGTAGTTCGTTCACGAGGTTCACGGTGATGTTCATCGGAGAGGTCCTTCGGTTGGGCTAGTGGGCTAGGTAGTTGGCAGGCACATCAGTACGGGCATGCCAGTCCCGTAGACGGTCCCGTACGGGACCGTTTCGCCTAGAGGTCGTCGGCGTTGAGTCGGCCCTGGTAGTCGACCCAGTCCGCGGGAGGCATAGCGTCGTCCTCGACGTAGTGCGCGGTCCCGTGCCCGGTCACATGCTCACGGACGACGCTGAACACCGGGAGGTCGACGCCGTTCGACCGCTCGACGAGTGCAGCCATGATGAGACGACGGGCGTGCGCGGCTTCCGACCTCTCGTCGCCCGTGAGAGGCACGGACGCGTGCCACCGCCCGAAACCGTCGGCCCACACGGTCGACCGGTCCGGGAGGTCGTCGACGTCGTCCTCGACGACCTCGGCGTCCTCGCCGTCGTCGTTCCAACCGTGCCAGTCGTGCCCGTACAACGCGTCTTCGTTCTCCGCGTCCTCCGCGTCGTCCCACGCGGCCACGTCCGGAAAGAGGTCCCGGATCATGTTGTACGCGTGCACGCCGTTCACGGCACGTTCCGGGAGGTGGTGGTGGGAGACGAGTCCCGTCGACGCCGTGTGGGTGACATGCCTGCCGCCGTACCAGGCGACAACGCCCGGTCCGTCGACGTCACCCCACAACGCGGGCGAGTCGTCGCCGAGTTCGAGGTACGCGCAGAATGGAGACGAGTACTTCCGGGAGTACTCTCCGCGCCACGTCCGGGACAGTCCGCCGGTCGGCACACGACCGCCGTACACACGGGAGGGACGGACGAGGTAGTCGACGTTCCGGACGACGACGACCGTTTCGTACGGCGTGTACGTCCGTCGACCGCCGTTCACGGTCGTCACGACGACGCCGTAATCGGAGACGTCTACCGAGTCGATGCGCGGACCGTAGAACGTTCCGGAGAGGGTGATGGTTACGAGGTGGTCGCCCACCTCGATGTTGCGGGCGCGGAATGTGAGTTCGTTCATCATGGCGAGTTCCTTCGGTTGGGCTAGGTGGGCTAGGTGGGCAGAGACGGGACTAGTCGGCGAGGTCGATGCAGTACGACGACTCGGCGCGGATGAGACGGGCGATAGCGGCACGAGCGAGGTACTCGTCGAGGTCCGCTGCAGCGTCGCGCCGGAACTCGGCGAGGTGGACGGCGTCGCGGATGATGTTGGCGGCTGCATTGATCGGCACGGGAGGTCCTTCGGTTGGGCTAGGTGGGCTAGGGCAGAGTCGGACTAGAACGGGCGGACGTCGAGGTCGAAACGGTCCGCACAACGCTGGCACGTCGGTACGGCGCCGAGGACCGGATGAGAGGTCGTCCCGGCCGCGGGACGGTCGCACATGGCGAAGTACTCGCACGGGACGGGCGTCGACTGAGGTTGGGCGAGTTGCTGGCACACGGACCGGTCGCACACGGGCAGGCGGTCCGGCGCGACGGTCGCGGCGTCGACGTCACGTCCGCAGTACTCGCACGGTGCCCACACGGTGCCCGTGTACAACGGCGAGGTCCGGTCCGTGAGGAGGTTCGACCGGGCGACCCAGACCTGGGGACCGGTCGTGAGCTTCACCACACGACCGTCGACGCCGTCCCGGTCCTGGGACCGGAGGACGATGCCACTCGGGTCCCGGACGATGCCCGTGGGACCGGAGAGGACTCGCACGGGCGTACCGGGAGTGAAGGCAGGCTCAACGGGCATCGGCACGTCGACGTGCGACCGGTCCATGTGGTCGCCGTCGTGCCCGGTCGGGAGGGTGCAGGCGATAGGCGTGCCGTCGTCGTGAGGCATGTGCGGGTACACGACGGCGCACGGCACGGCGTCCGGGACCGTCTCGCCACGGTCGACCGGGTGCATGCCGGGACGGGACTCAGCCCAGGCGGCCAGTAGTGCCACCTCGTCGAGCTTCACTCCCGGCTTGTTGCCCAGTACACGGCGCACGTCCGTGAGGGTGCTGAACCGCACGAGGAGTGCGATGTCGGCGACGTCGTCCTTACGGAGACGGGAGGGGACGGCCACGCCGTGAGTCGTGAGGTACGCCCGGTACTGGGCGACGGTCGGGCGGAACGGGAGTGAATGCATCGGAGTTCTCCGTGGGCTAGGTGCGGACTGGCTTACACACACTGCATCGGCGCCGTGTGCACGGGAGTTGAGTCTAAACGGGCAGGCCACGGCGTGTTTCTTAGCGCTAACGGGCACGTGTGCTCGACCTCGGCGACGGCGCACGGCGTCGAGCACTAGCAGAACGGGGGATTGACATGCTCCATATGAGGGACCCTCGACCTCGCACGTATGGGGGAGGCGAGGATGAGTCATCGGGCCTATTGACACGACATGTCAATGGGCCGTCCGGCCCATTACCGTCGGTTTACACCCGTGGGGGGTACCCCGAACGGGTGATAAGACGCAGACCGTTGAGGCCAGGAGTCGCTTATATGGAGAACCTGGCCAATTGGCTATTCCGCTGCTTATTTCTGCTAGAGGCTCCAGGTGGTTCCTATTACCGGCACGTCCCGCCACCTGGGGTTTAATGGCTAACGCTCGCCCCGATCCTTGCTTGACATCCCAAGCACGGTTCGAGTACAAGTCGTGGTTATCGGCTATTGGCCACCGGTCGGCCAGGACGCATAGATGCCCCGCAAGTGGGGGCCATGTGCCGAGCCTGGCTGCCCCACCCTCGTGGATACGACCTATTGCGCTGAACACCGGCCAGCGCCTTGGGGCACATCGGACCGTCGGTCCCGGTTACCTACGGACTGGGACCGGCGGCGCCGCATCGTGTTCTCCATGCACGGTCGGCTCTGCTATGTCTGCGGAGCCCCCGCCACGCAGGTCGATCATGTAGTCGCCGGTGATGACCACGACGTAGCGAACTTGGCCCCAATCTGCACCGACTGTCATCTGTCCAAGTCGGGGCACGAGGGGGGCACGACCCAGGGGAGATACACATGAGCTTCATCGACTGGCCCGGTGCCGGACCGACTCCCGAGCCCGAGCCCGAGGGGTTCCGTGAGGAGCAGTCCGCCGCCGAACGGCAGCGTCAGCTCGACGAACAGCAGGCCGCCCAGGACGCGTCGCTGGCCAAGAAGCAAGAACTGACCGGCAACCCCGACTGGCCCGCTGAGCGCCCCGCGCCCGCCCCTGAAACGTCGAGGTCCAAGTCCAAGTCCGCCACGAAGTCGGACGCCAAGGACTCGCACCACTCCTGATGGCCTCGCCGGTCCCCAAGCCCCCCGATGCCAGACAACGCAGGGCGGCGGTCGCCGGTAACCCGGTCCGGCGCCTTCCCGCGTCGGGCCGAACCGGTCCCGCCCCCAAGCCTCCGGTCCCTCTCGGGGCGGAGGGCCGCCGGTGGTGGCGGTGGGCATGGAAGACGCCCCAGGCGCTCACGTGGCACGTCGGCACGATGGAGACGGTCGTGAAGCGGGCGCAGATGGAGGACCGCTTCGCCGATGCCGACGCGCCGCCCGACATGGCCCGGATCACGGCGCTGATCCTGCGCCTCGACGACGCCCTGGGCCTGTCCCCCACCGGGGCGGCCAAGTTGCACCTCACCTTCGTGGACGACGAGCCCGAGGTGAAGGTGCCCGAGGGCGCCAAGAACGTCACGCCGATCCGCAACCGGCTGAAGGGCATGCGCGAATGAACGAGGTGGCCGAGGCCATCAAGATGCTCGCCGTCGTCGTCGGCCTGGTCGGCATCGCCATCACCTTCGCCGTGCTCACGCTGGCCTTCACCTCGGGGCTACGGCATTGACCTTCCTCGACTCGCTCACGTCGGAGATCGCCGCCTACGAGCACGTGGAGGGCGAGGTCATCGTCACGCAGTTCGTGGTGCTCGCCGAGTTCCTGAACTCCGACGGCGACCGGGCCATCTGGTGCGACACCTTCGAGGGCCAGCGCACCCACCAGACCCTCGGGTTGCTCGCCTACGGCCTGGCCGTGGAGAACCGGCGGGCGGCCGACGCCGTAGAGGACGCCGACGAATGACCTGGCGGGGCGTGGAGGCCGAACTCGACTCCACCGGCCTGGACTTCCCCACGTTGGGCGTCACGGCCTGGCAGTGGATCGAGGATCACTGCGTGGTGCCCGACGGTGACCAACTGGGTGAGCCGTTCACGCTCACCGACGAGATGGTCAAGTTCCTGATCCACTACTACCGGCTGGAGCCGACCGGCAAGAGCATGAAGTGGGACGGGCCACGGTTCCACCACGCCCGCGGCGGGCAACTGGTCCGGCCGCAGAAGTGGGGCAAGGGTCCGTTCAGCGCGGCGATCATCCTCTTCGAGGCGTGCGGGCCAGCACTGCCCGATGGGTGGGACGCCGATGGTGCGCCGGTGGGCCGACCGTGGCCGACACCGCACATCCAGATCACCGCCATCTCGGGCGACCAGACGGCGAACGTGTACCGGTCCCTGCTGCCCATGATCCGCTTCGGTCCCCTCGACACCGAGCTGCCCGACTCGGGCCTGACGCGCATCAACCTTCCGGGCGGCGGCCTGATCGAGCCGGTGACGGCATCGGCCATGTCCCGGCTCGGTCAGCGTGTCACGTTCGTGCTCTCCGACGAGACGCACGGGTGGACGCAGGTGAACGGGGGCAAGCGCCTGGCCGACAACCAACGGCGTAACGCCTCGGGCATGGGCGGGCGATTCATCGAGACGACCAACGCCTGGGCGATCACCGATGACTCGGTCGCCCAGGACACGTGCGAGAACCCCGTGGGCGTGTACGTCGACTACCCCCGCCCCATCGGTGGCTCGGTGAAGAACAAGGCCGAACGGCGCAAGGCCATGCGCCACGCTTACGGCGACTCCGTGCGCAACGGCCCGACGTGGAAGGGCTGGGTCGACCTCGACCGCATCGACGTCGAGGTGGAGGCGCTACTCAAACGTGACCCGGCCCAGGCGGAGCGGTTCTTCCTGAACAGGGTGCACGCCGGAGAGGACGTGGCCTTCGACCTGGAGGCGTGGGCCAACGCCGCCCGACCCGAGACGGTCGTACCGGACGGCACGCTCATCGCCATCGGCGTGGACGGCGCCCGCTGGGAAGACGCCCTGGCCATCGTGGCCACCACCGTCGAGGGGTACCACCAGTGGCCCCTGCTCATCCTCGAGAAGCCCCCCGGGGCGGGGCCGGATTACGAGCACGACTTCGACCTGGCCGACGCCACCGTGGCCGCCGCCTTCGAGCGCTGGAACGTGGGTCTGCTCTACGCCGACCCCCAGAAGATCGAACACCTCACCGACCGGTGGACCGGACTGTACGGCAAGGACCGGGTCGCGGATTTCGTGACCAACTTGAGGTCGCGCAAGTTGGGCGACGCCGTGGCCTGTTACGTCGGAGCCGTGGCGGGCGGGGACGTTACACATGACGGTGACAGCGTCCTCGCTCGCCACATCGGCAACGCCCGCCGCAAGGTGCTGCCCGCCCTCGACGACGACGGCCGCAACCTGTTCACCCTCACCAAAGACAGACCGCATTCGCCTAACAAAATTGATGGGGCGATGGCCGCGGTCATCAGTGCCGAGGCGAGGCGCGACTGCATCGCCAAGGGCATGCTCAACACTCGTGGGCCGTCGTGGTTCGCAGGGGTCTAGGTGTCCCCGCCGACTCGGCGACGGATCGCCCTGGCGCACCTCATCGCGTCGGTGGTGATCGGCTGGCCGTTGTCGTGGTGGCTGCCGACGGTGCCCGAGCCGTGGTTCGGCCGAGTGCTCATGTTCATCAGCTTCTACGCCATCACGTTGACCTCGCTCGACGTGTTGGCCACGGCGGACGCCCGCGAGCAGATCGAAGGGGGTGCTGAATCGTGATCCTCAGCGACGTGAACCAACTCGCCGCCGTCATCACCGAGTACGGCCCCCTGGCGCACCA